CTTTACCTCTACGAGTTGCTTTAGCAATCGCATTAGCTTCACGTTCTAATTGGAACATCAAACCTTTGAACTTCTCAACAGACCAACGACCGTTAGAGTCAACGTCAAGGTTGAAAGTACCAGCAGTTGTAACGTTCTCTTGTGCGCCAACTGTAGCAGACAAGTTAATTGTACGAACAACTTCACGGTTGATTTCAGCAAGAATTTCTGTAGAAAGAATGTTTGCTAATTCTTGTTCAGCATCCAAACCATGAACTGCTTTCAAGTCTTGTGCAAGTTCCATTGTGTATTCTGCTTTTAAAGCACGGCTACGTGCAGTAACAGCAACTTTCTCAATAGAGAATGCCATCTCTTGGAAACCTTGACCAGAGCCATCACCCAATGCTTCAGCTTCTGCTGTTGTGAAACCAGTACCACGTGTGTACTCTGTACCACCAGACAAGTCAGCAGGTGAAGCACCTGTTTGTGATTGTGCTGTGTTAGGGAATGCTGTGTTAGCTTCGTTGAACAAGGCTTCTGTACCACCTTGTGTTTTGTAACGGCTACGCATTGCAAAGATCAATCCTGTTGGACCTGTCATTGGCTGAACGCCGCAGATATCGTATGCAATTAAGTTAGGTGCCGCACGGCGAACCAAGCTGATTAAAACTGGATCATAAATGTCTACTGCGCCATCGCCTGCTGTAGATGAAGATGCGCCCATGTTATTGGCAGGGGATGCTTCAGACAACAATGATGTTTGGTTGCGATAACCACCAGAACCATGTGCATCTTGGCGACAAGCAATTTCTTGATTCTCAAGAAGTTGCGCTGTTACGGAACGCTTGTGGCTGCCTTGAATTCCAGGTAATTCTGAATGGTCAAGAACTGGTGCCCATTTTTTTAAAAGATTTTCTACGCTCATGTTTTTCTCCTTTGAGTATTGTTTAATTTATTTATAAAAACTTATTTCTTGAGGGTTCTAGAAATATTCTGTACATAGTGAGACATTACTGGCGAAAAAGATTCTTCCAATGAAGAAATGTCGTCATCCATTGGTGCCACTTTTTTAACTGTCTCTTCTGTCGTATCATCAAAATATTTCTTTTTTGTTAAAAGAAGTTTTTCTTTGTAGTCTTGTTCAGAAACAAATTCAATTCCTTCTGCTAAAGATTTTAATTTTGCAAATTGAATTTCGCTAAGTCCTTCGGAAACTTCAGACACGATTTGGTCTTTCTTGTAAATACCAATTTGTGCGTTTAAGTTTGCATTTTCCGTAACAACTTTATCTAATTCAGATTCAAGAGTTTCGACTTTTTCTGCAAATTCCTCAACAACATTAATTTTATCTTCTGGAATATCAACATAATGTTCTGTGAATAGGTTCTTAAGACCAATCATAAAGTCTTCAACCAATTCGGCTTTAATACCTGTTTCAACAGCAAGTTTGTTTTCTTCCATCCACTCGCCAACAACGTACTCTAAGTATTCATCTACTTTTGTAACGAGGTTTTCGTTGATAGAAGCAACTTCTGTTTCTAATTTTTCTGCATATTCTTCTTGCAATGCAATCTTTGCTTCTTCTACTTTAGCCGTGATAGCCGCTTCGAAAATTACTTTTGCATTAGTTTTGAATTCTTCAGATAGACTTTCTCCAGAAAAAATAGCGTTAATGTCTGTATCAACATCTAACTTTTTTTCTTCAATAGTGCTGTCGTCCTCTTTTACTTGTTCTGTCATAGCAGTCTCCTTTGTATGATATTTGAAATTTATTTGGTGTACATGTATTTATAAGAAATTATAGTTTGGAGAGAAAATCTTTGAAAACTTTTATCATGTTTTCTTCTAAATCTTTCTTAGAAGACTTTTCGATAACTTGTCTTTGCGTTGAGATATCAGCTTCCCTAATGATTCCGTTATCCCAAACCCATGCTTTGTTTTCCATAATTCCACGTACATACGCATCTGGTGCTGAAGGATCGGCTACGATATCTGCACATGTTGCAAGATAAAAATCGTTACCAACAACTTTAGTTCCATCTTTTCCTTCTACAAGACTACCTAATCCTCTTGTAGATACGCCTAATGTTGCGCCTTCAGCCATCAAATTTTTTACAATATTACCGTATGGAGTGTCCATGATCTTTGCTTTGCCAATGAAGTTGTTTCCTTCTTGACGCAAACTCTTAGTAATGTGTGATACACGCTCTAAGTTGATTGCTGGACCATCTGGATGTCCCAACTCACCATAAGCACGATTCTTCATCACATTCTCCGTAACATATCGCTCTGTTTCTTTTTGCAAAACGTCTAATGGATACATTCTTCCATTACGATTCTTCTGTTCTGCTTGCATGAAAACGCCTTCGATATAGAAATTTCTGCCGCCAGCTTCATTAGCTTCGGTGATAATATTTACTTGTTCATTAATTTCTGTGATTAGTTTCATTTGATTCCCGCCGATGTTCTTTTTTTATTTGATTTGGTTCTCTTTCTGAGAATCATTGCCATTTTTGGGGCACGTTTTCTTGCCGCTTTGCGCTGTGCAATTCTGCGATGCATTTTTTCTTGTGAAGACATTCTTACAAGTTTTCCCCCAATGACTTTATATCCAGGAGTCAAAGAGACAAGTTTTCTTCTTTGTACTTGACCAGCCCGAACACGATTAATTTTTGCAAATCGTGCTTCGTCCATTTCTTCTTCTGACAAAGATATAAAATCTTTAAATTTTAACATATTATGGGCTTACCCCATCATCAGTAGTTTCTCTGCTAGAATATCCAGCAGTCTTCTTACCTTCAATAATAACTGTATATGCAGCCGATGCAGTAAACCCAGCGGTAGACAATAGAATGTCGCCATTGGCGCCAGCGCCAGCATTGTTTGTGAGTGGGCATTGACCAGCAGTTGTTAGATCCCAAAAACCAGAACCTGTTAACGTAACAATTGTAGTGTTTGATGTTCCTCTCCAGAGTAATGTAACTCTTGGAGAAATTGTTGCGCTTGTTCCGGATGCAACAGACCATGCAATTTTATTGATTGAAAGTCTTTGAGTTGATCCACCATCAGAACCAACTAATGTGTTCGCAGAAACTTTTACAACGCCTGTTTCACCAGTGCCGTCAGACACATTAGTTAACTTAACTGCCCATGTTGATGCGCTATCTTTTAGCGTTTGTGATGTTACGGTATCTGCCATTTTATTCTTCCGCTATAGTTTTTGCAAATGCTAAAAGTACTTCAACATCTTCTTCCAACTGATTCAAAAAGATTTCTTGATTGTTTTCGTCTAGCTGATCGTAAAGATTAGAAAGCAAATCAACGTCTTCTTTCTTCAAAGCACCACGTGCCTGTGCAGATTTCAACATTGCAATTCGATCTCTATATCCAGACGTTCCTGGCTTAATATCTTTAGCCGCTTTCTTTTCACCAGCAGTTGGATTGCTAATATGTTTCATTGTAGTCTTAGACTGATGACTTTCTGCTTCATCAAATTCAACAATTTCATCTTCCTTCAAAGCACCACGATCTTTTGCGGCTTTAAGCATAGCAACTCTATCCTGATAACCTTTAATACCAGGTTTGATATCTTTAGCGGCTTTCTTTTCAGCGGCATTTGGTTTATCGATATGCTTCATTGTAGTCTTAGACTGATGACTTTCAGCTTCACTCATTTTGTTCGTCATCATTTTCTTTCTAGCGGCTAGTGCGGCTAGCTTTGCACGTTGGGCTGCGGCTTCTTTGTCATGCGGTTTCGGACTAGCCTTAACGTCTTTGTCGTATGCATCGCTTTCATCAAATGCTTGCTTGTTGATTTCATCCGACTGAATGAAAGATTTAAAGGTCTTCATCTACATTTCCTTCTGAACTTGATTGAAACTCGGTTTCTAAATCATTTGATTGTTGTTGTTCTTCGTCATCATCTCTAAAAATTGAACCAGCTAATTCCATTTTTCTTGCAGATACATGATCCGCAATTTTATCATTTAATGCGTCAAGAATTGCGCTTTTAAATTCTGAAGGTTTTGCATCATACGCATGTTGAATTGCTGTTTGTACATTTTCCATAGTATACTCCTATTAGGTTTCTGTATTATTTATAATTACCATTTTTTTAGGCATTGAAAAACGGCATTAGGTAATCTTTACCTGCAATATTTATCGACACAAAACCGGCCGCATTATTTGGTACCGTGAAATCTCCTGCAATAGCGGTGTTTGCGACAGCACTTGATGGATTAATTCTTATTCCTCCAGCTACAACGCCAGCATCATTATCGCCAATCTTAGAAATGTTGTCATCTTTAAAAACAAGCATTCTGTGAATGTTGTCAATAAACGTAGCAGTACCAAAATTGGCAGTCGTTGCTATACTTAGCGGATTAATATTAAATCTAACGCTTGGATTCGGTATTACTACAGTAGAAGTAATTGAAGGAAACGGAACATCATCAATTTCCATATTGATCTGAGGAACACCAAATGCGATAGCAGATTCATATGAATTTGCATATAATATAGAATTTAATTTAGGCGTTCCAAAACTATTCTGTGTCGTAACTGACTGTGGTGCAATCAATGGCACAACAGAAAGGGTGCCAAAACTTAATTCAGAATTTACGGAATTTACATTTACTGTGAAGTTTAAGTTTTCAACAGAACCAAATGAAACTGTTGATTCTGCACTTTCTGCATAAATTATTGAATTTAATTGTGATGAACCAAATTCAAGTGTAGATGAAACAGAATTAGAATATATTTTACTGTTTATTTGTGCATCGCCAAATAATAATGTAGATGATAATGTAGTAGGAGTAACATATAATTTTAATGCATCTTCACCATATGACACAGTAGACTCTATAGACTGTGCATAAATTATTGAATTTAATTGTGATGAACCAAATGCAAGTGTAGATTCGGCTGAATTTGGATGTATCTGAACAAATAGATTGCTTACTCCAAAAGAAAGTCCACTCGCAACAGAGTAGTCAAGACTATCAATACCTTGTTGAATAGTATTTGATTGATATACTTGAATTGCTACATTTTCAACACAAAATAAGTTATCAGAAAGATATAAATTCTGTTTAACATTTATGTATACATGATGCGTGTTCGGAATCTCTACCGTAGAGTCAATTGCTTTATCGTTGGTGTCTATGAATTGTATTATCGATGTATCTTGTTGTGCCGATAAAAGCGTATTAGCAAATTCCGATAATGCAACGCCCAAAACAATCTTTTGAGAAAGTAGTTCTAGTCCGAAAGTTAAAGTTTGATTATCAAATGTTTTATTTGTACTATCAAACGTAGTATTGGCCATGATTTAATTTATATCAAAAATTAAAGAGCAAAAATTTTACTTGATCCGCTAGAGAAGACTACTGTGATATCACCACCATTAGGCAGAATTGGCAAACCAGTTGCGCTATCAATGTATGCAATTAACCTAGAAGTAGATTGTACTCCCGTATCTTGAAATATTAATAATGCTTCACAATTTGCACCAGTAACGGATGTGAATGTTGCATCATCGGCATCAAAAACTCCATTGGTAACGGTTTTACTTGATAGTGATGTACTTGATATTATAGCACTATTTGACACCTCATTTCGATATTGATGTGATGCGCTATAAGTATAGACACCAGTGTCAACAAGTGCTATAGTAACGGTATTTGCTACCATGTTTATCGAACCATTTAAAAATGCTTCTTTTGCTTTAGAATAAAGTGCGTTTGCCATGTGTTTCCCCTATTAAATTTTATGATTTACCTATTTATAAAACAACCGGAGTGCCGATTTTTATAAATGCTTTTGTTGATGAAATTGCGTATCCAATTTTTAAAGAAAATGTCGCACCATCGATAGTAGAAGTTGTTACTATATTGCCATTATCTCCAAGATATAACGACTGTTCGGGAGTCCAAGTCCAAGATGCATTTGTGATAGATCCAAACGTAATTGTTTGTCCAGAGTTATTTAAAACACCAAGAATTTTATCAACTTGTGTCAATTGTAATGCAGAAGCAAGAATTGTTTCGCCATTTGAATTTAACGCAACCATTTTATATGAAGTTGCGTTACTATTAGTGAAAATAACATTCAAAGATTCGGATGCACCACCACCTGTATTGGCTTGATTGTATGCCGCTTGTGCTAGAGTAGTCGCAGTATTGGCTTGAGTGTATGCGCTATTTGCAGTTGTTCTTGCAAGAGTATCATATCCTGCTTGACCACCAGTGTTTGCTTGATTGTAAGCGGCTTGTGCTAATGTTGTTGCTGTGTTAGCTTGTGCAAAAGCAGAGTTTGCTTGGGTAAAAGCCGTGTTTGCTCTTGTTCTTGCAAATGTATCTATTGTACCACCACCGCCACCAGATTGTGCTACAAATTCAAATTTCTGTGTAGATTCATTAAATGCTAAAACATATCCATCAGTAAGATTAGTTATGTCAACGTCATCAAGTCTACGTAAATTGACTTCACCGCTTCCTCCACCACCGCCTCCACGATCCGATAGAATCGTATTTACTTTTGCTTTGTACTGAGTTACATCTTTTTGTAAAACTTCTTTAAACTGATTGACAGATTGTTCAATAGCTTTTAAGTCTGCGTCTTTACCATCCTTACCTGGAATACCTTGAATACCTTGCGGTCCAATTTCACCTTGTGGTCCTGCTGGTCCTTGTTGTCCATCTCTTCCGTTTTGTCCTCTGTCGCCTTTGTCGCCTTTGGCACCTCGCTCACCTTGAATACCTTGGGCGCCAATTGGTCCAACGGAACCAATTCTGCCTGCTTCTCCATCTTTTCCGTCCAAACCATTTTGTCCATCTGCGCCCCTATCGCCTTTCAGTCCTTCCGGACCACGTTCACCAGCAACGCCTTGTATTCCTTGTTCGCCTTGAGGACCAACTTCGCCCTGTTCGCCTTTATCGCCTTTGTCTCCTTTAAGCCCACGTGGACCTTCAAGCCCCATATTACCTTGTGGACCGCTTTGGCCTTTGTCGCCTTGTGGTCCTGTTTCACCAGCTAAACCTTGTGGTCCACGTTCGCCTTGTGCGCCAGTAGCACCAATAGAACCTCGCAAGCCTTGTGTGCCTGCGGGTCCTTGTATATACTCAACGATTGGCTGTTTTGTTTTTTCTTCTAAAAAAGATACTAATTCTGTTTTTAGTTTCTGTACTTCTTTTTTAGTATATGCAACAGAGGTTGCAATTGCAACAGCATCGTTTAGGGTTGTATTAATTTCCTTCTTTGTCAACTTTAGCCTCTTCAACTAATGTGCCAAAAAATGCTGTCATCGATTTTGCTAATTCTCTTTGATCTGCATCATCGATTATTCTAGTCTCGGTTTCTTCTTTCTTCACACTCACAACAAGTTGTTGTGGTGGAGGTGAAGGTGGTGGAATAGGCTCTTCTACTGGATCGTCTTCGGCCTCTGCGGCTTCTTCTTCCATTTGTTCATCAATCTCTTTAATGTCATCTTCGGATTGCTGAAGAATATTCTTGCGAACATATCCAATAGAAAAATACTTGCCAACGTAATTGTCAATGTCAGAAAGAATACCTAAACGTTCTTTCATAATCTCAACGTTCTTTAATTCTGTGAAGTGTGCATCAGATTGGAAATCATAACTGATTTCTTCTCTCATTTGTTCCCATTCTTTACGGGTGCAAACACCTTTAAGAAGAAGTTGTGTTTCAAGCATCTTATCAAACAAATGTGAAAATCTCAAACGTAGTCTAGCAATAAATTTACCAAACTTTAATTCATCTCTAGTAATTTCAGAGGCACGTCCTAAAGAGAATCCACTATCAGACTCTAAACGTGAAACTGGAACGTTCAAGGACTTAAACATTTTCTTTTGGAAATACAATACGTCTTCAATCTCACCAAGATTCTGCCCACCTTGTAGTGTAGTAATCTCTGTACCTTTACCACCTTCTCTACGTGGCAACCAAAAGTCTTCAAGCATTGTTTGATATCGTCTATCGTCACGAATCTCACCAGTGTTTGCATCATACACTAGTTTGTTTTTATACTTCTGCATGATTTCACGCAAGTACTGTTCAGCCTTCATCTTAGGCAAGTTACCTACGTCAATGTAAAAGATTCTACGTTCTGGTGCCCTTGCAATACGATAGATGACTGTTGCATCTTCCAGCATACGTAATTGATTGAGTGGCTTGATTGCTTTGTGTAGGTGTGAGATGATAACTTTACCATCTTTGTCTGTTAGTCCAGAGTGTGTATACGAGATTGCGTCTGGTGCAATCTTAATTCCTTGATTACCATCATTTGCAAAGCCTTTATCAGAGTAGATAAAGTATTCATTATAACTTGTTGTTGGATTTACAGTTCCTGTTGCAAGATTCTTTTGTGCTTTTTTAGCTTCACGAACTTTGCGAATTTTACGTGGGTCGATGTAGCGAATTTCTTTTAATCCTTGTCTAGGATTCTTATCGTCAATCATCATGTGATAGTATAGTCTACCATCTACGTACCATCTACGAAAGATATCATATCCTTGATTGTTGAAGTCTAATAGTTTCATCACATAATAGAACTCATCACGAATTTTATTTTTAATGGATTCTGGCTGTTCTAGTTTATCTAAAATAACTTGAACTGGATAGTCGCTGTCATCAAAGACTAATGCTTCATTCACAATGTCTTCAATAGCCGTGTCACATTCTGGCTGTAATGCCATCTCACGATATTTTTTAATTAAGTCGGAATCTGATCTTATTTGTCCTTCAAGATCCATATAGGTGCCGTAAATACCGCCACCCGAAATCGGAACCGAGCCATCTTCATCGACGGAAGGAACAAAAGATTTTAATTGTTCAGATTCGGCTTCTTCTTTGCCGATCTTATATCCAAAAAGTTTGAATGCCATATATGATTCTCTCTAAAAAAAATGGGGGCGTAATAGCCCCCATTGTTGACAACTATTACGCAATTATTTATACTGCGTAAAAATCAGCATCACGTTATGTAGTCATATCTGCGGTAGGCGCAAATGTTTCGTCCTTATTGCCTGCTTGTAAGTAATGATATTGGAAATTAACTGTAAATTCTGACAATGTATCTGTACTATCAAACGACAAATCTAATGCACCAACGTCTGTTGGATATGCATCTGTCAATTGATATTGTCTAGATATTGATCCATCAGCTTTTAAGTGTTTAATTTTAACTGTCTGATAATAGTCTGTTGCAAGAGATTTAGATGTAGACTCATAATCTGATGTAGATACATAATTTACCCAAGCATTAAATGCATTACGTAAAGTGTGATTTTCATCATTCATTATTGTTACTGACCAATCTGCAAATGTTCTATCTCCAGCAATCTTAATTCTTCGTCCTGCTCTAAAAGGAACTTCAATGACCCCAATAGTAAAACCTGGCACGGCGGCCGCTTTGCATAAAAGTGTCATGCCATTGCTCAATGCTGTTGAAGTTGACGATATGGCCGTGACAACAGTAGGGGGAAATGTTAATTCTATTTGAAATAGATTGGCTCTGGCGCCTTTGGCGAGTTGTGTTTTTAATGTTGATATTGTTGCGAATGACATTTTGGCTCCTTATATTTATACGTTATTGCCTGCGGCTTCGTTAGTTGGAGTGCCAATCTCAAAATAGTCGTATGTCCAAGTTACTGTGTAATCTTCTACAGCATCTGTGGTGTCATATGATAGATCGATTGATGAAATGTCGCTTGGCCAGCAATTGATTAGTTTATATTCACCGGCATTAACTGAACTTCCATCTTCTCTTAATTGAAAAACTTCAACTGTGCCATATAAACCTTTTGTTGTCGTAGTGCCAACGGATAGTGATCCAGCGTTTCTGTTACCAATAACGCCCGCACCAAAGTTGACTTTGACAATATCATTCTGCCACTTCTCTAATACTGAACGAGATTTGAAGTTCTCATCGTTAAGGATTGTTGTGCTGTATTCAGAAAATGTTCTATCTCCACCCATTTTTAAGCGGCGTCCAGCATTCATAGGAATTTCAATTGTTCCTAATGTTGATGATGGCAATGATGCCGCTCTGCACAAATATTCAACTGCGGTTAAATCATATCCCGCTGGCGCACTAATTTTAATTTTAAATAGATTAGGTCTTGACCCTGCGCCAAGAACTGATCTAAAATCTGATATTTTAAATGACATAACTTTCTCCTTTATTTTCTGTAATTATTTATCCTACAATTTCATTGAATGTAGCGGTACCTCTTACAGAAACAAAGTTAAGTTGAATGAAGTTAACAGAACGAACTGGTTGTACGAAAATGTCACATACGAATTCATTTGCATTTACAACGTCTTCTGGATTATTTGTTCCATCACAAATAACTCTAAATGCTGTAATGCCTCTGCGTGATTGAACACTTCTTAAGTAAGGAGTAATCAAATTCACAAAGTTTGAACGTGTTGTGTCATCGTTTTGGTCAAACAATAAATTGTCTGCGGCTTGTCCAATTGTCTTTTGCAATTCGATAAACAATCTACGAACATTAAGTCTGTTTGTAGATGTATTTCTTAGTGTGAATGTCTTGTCACCAAACAATACTGTACCACGACCAACTTGTGTGATAACAGGATTAACTGATGCACGATACAATGTATCACGTTCAGTTTGATTTGGATTGAAAGCCAAACGAACTAAGTTTTGAATACGACCAGCAATAAAACCAGCTGGAGACA